AGGATTACTTTGTGTATTTAATCCATTTACACCAAAATTATCTAAAGGTAAATATTCTAAATTTTTAGCCATTATCTAAAATTAACTGTTCCATGAGAATAATTTTCATTTACATACCAATCTGTTTCATATTGAGCATTTCCACTATCTAATATAATTGCTTGTTTAAGTGCTTCTCCAGTTTCTTGTGCCATAAGACTAGATTGTGTACCGCCATCTTCACCACGCTCAGATATTGCTCTAGCCCATGCACCAAGTATGACTGGTTTACTTGGTATTTTTAAAACTGTTGCAGCTAAAGTTAATTCACTTTGTGGTTTAACAATGTCAAAAGACAATGTGTGTGCTTCTGTAGGTACTGGCGATAAATCTATTTTTAAATTATTAGAACTATCACTACCATTAAAAGCATAATATAAAGGCTCACCTGTATCATCAGTAGGATATTTAACTGTGTTAATATAATTTCTACTAACTTGATTAAGATGTATTCCTGTATTATTATTTATAACATCTAATATTTTTATTTCTTGACCAGAACTCAGGTTGTAATTTTTTGTACCTGCTACTGTAGTAATGTCTACTGTTTCTCTTAAATTTAACCAATCATGATACCCTTCAACATTTCTTTTACTATCATTAATCAAAGCACCTATAGTTTTTTGATATGCTGATACTGTAGTAGAATCATTTATTGCACCAGACCAATCACTAGATATAGTATCTTCTCTAAGTCGTATTAGTACTTGATTTATTAATTCTCTATATGTCATATACTATCCTTTAATTATTTTTCCCCATACTGAACATCTACCATCTACTATGTCTACAACTTCAACTTGAAAATTTCCATTGTCAAAAAAAGTTACAATACCAAAAGCGTGATTCCAGTTATGTAGTCTGCCTTTTAACCATGTGTTGTTTTCTGCTGACATATCTTTTAAACAACCCATTGACCAAGCACTTATATTTCCATCTAGCAATCTTGTTGATGAAAACCTTGAAACATCATGTGTGTGTCCGTACATAATGTTTGTACCATATCTTTCTAAATGTGTCTTAGCATGAGTAGTTGTTGTATACGCACCATGTATAAAAGACAATTTACCAATAGTTAAAACCTCATTGTACTTACGATACTCATAACCTCTGTCATCCCATTTACAAGCATTTCTAAATAAATACTGTTCGAGGTATGGGTTTTCTAATACAAAAGCATCTAGCCATTCGTCATGATTACCTGCAAGAATATGTCGAGTATTGCATTTAACCTTGTCTAACACCCTGTCAAACCTGTCTATTTGTTTATTAACAGCTTTAACTTCTTTATCTATTTCTGGTAACTGGTACTCTAGTGGTGGTCTTTTCTGTCGTTTATACCTATGCCCCGATACAGAATTCCATTCTCCAACATCACCCAGATTAATAAATATGTCTGGTTTAATTTCTTCTATCGCCTTTAGTACAACTTTGACCGCTTTCTCATCATGTATTGGAAAGTGTTGGTCGGGTATAACTACCGCCCTTTTCATTATTACCTACCTTTTGCTAATTGTGCTCCAAAGTAGAATTCGATAATCATTGTTGCCCATCTAAATATTTCATCAAATTTCAACATCCCTTCTACAGTAACATACTCTATCTCGTCTGCTGTCAATTGAAATCCTAATATACTAAAACCTTCTGTTACTGTCGGTATAACAGTTGGCACATTCCAAAACACAGGGGCTACCTGTGTAAATATAACTAAAGCTAATATAGTTAAAATAATAATTCGTCTGTTCATAGCAGCCATTGGACTTTCTTTCTGTGCCATTGACCTAGCTTGATTGATAGAATCATTCCTAACTTGTAGGTTTTCTATCATCATTTTTTGTTGTTCTTGTGCTGCTTGACTTTTAAGTGCAAATAATTTTGCTACAAATCCAAGTGCTATAGGTGCTATGTTTGTTAAAAACCCTATCATGCCACTACCTTAATTAAATTTAACATACCTACCTCACTTGCTAAAAAATATGCAAAACCACCATAAATAAAATATCTAATTTGATTTAACATATTGAATATCTTTTGTATTTTTTCGTTAGTGTCGTCTATTTTGCTAAAGAGTTTAGCTATCTGACCAGAATGTTTATCTAATTGTAACTGAACTCTATTATTTTCCATTATTTTTTAAACCCTTTTTTCATTTTTGCATAGGCTTTTTTAGTAATAGTAGATTTAGACTTTGGTCTACTAATACCTTTTTTCTTCCTAGCATTAATGTTTGCGTATAGTCCTCGTTTAGCCATTACCACTTCACCTTGTTTGCCCAATAAGCTGCACTCATCTTACCTTTCTTAATATTTTTACCATGTCTAGCTTTAAATGATTTAGACCTAGCTGTTGTTTTTCTGTCGCCAGTAACTCCTTGTTGACCAAATCTAATTGTTTTAATTTGGTTTCCATCTTTTGCTACTACAACATGACTCTTTGTTTTATGGCTAGGTGTACGCTTGGGTTTGTTAAATCCAGATACACCTGCCCTAGCTAATCTTGAATCTTTAGCCATTATTTCTTACCTTTCCTCATTGGTGCTTTTCTTTTAGCAGTTTTTTTCATAGGTGGTCTACCTCTTTTGCTTCCGTATGTTCCTTTTCCGTATGGCATATTATTCTCCTAGTTTGCTAGTGGGTTATCTAAAGACTCTTGTATTCGTTTTTCCATATCTAACTTAGTTTTTTCTACTTTTATCTCAAATCTATCTAGTTTATCATCATAATTAGTAAGTTTAGTGTCTACTGACTGTAACTTACCATCAACTTTTGACTCAAGATTCCATTGTGCATTACGCAAATCTGTCATATCTTTCTTTAATTCTATCTTTATTGCGTTTGCATGTTCTTCAATTCTTATAACATCAGCAGAAGTCTTAGACATTTGTCCTGCTATAGCGTCTAAGTCCAAATTTGCTATAGATTCGACTTTTTGGTACATAAGAAAGCCACCATACAGCGTACCAACAATCGTTGAAATAAAGGCAAATGCTCCAACGATACTTGCACCACTTAATCTAAGTCCAAAAATCTTTAATCTTTTGTCTTTTAAACCTTCGCCTTGTCTAACTATGTCCTCTAAATCTGCCATTAGTTGTTAAATGCACCATCATTTTGTAATTGTTTGAGATATTCTATCTCTTGTCTTAACCTTTCTACCTCTAATCTGCGTCTTTGTAACTCAAGTTGGTATAAAGTATTACAATTTATTCGCTCTTTTGGTGCATCTAAAGGTATTATTATTCTAGCATACAATCCAACATCTTTGGTCTGTGGATTTAAATCATTTTTTTTACCTATAATTGGCACTACTGCGTTGTTTATTACTCCAGTAAACCCAAATTCAAAGTTTGTTGCCCCACCTATACTATTAGAACAATCCAAATCACCTGCTTTAATCTTGTCTGAGCCACTACTTGTACCCGAACTTGGTAAAGAAAATGACATTGAGTTGCTTTCAGCTATTGTTTGCGTACTTAACAACAACAAAATAACTAACCACCTCACTTAAACCTCGAACATATTTTTGATTCTACTATAGGTTTAAAATCATCATTCCCTCTAAGTTTAGATGTTGAGCATATATACTCTGCTCTTTTAGAATCATTGTCATTTACATAAACATCAAACTTAACACGACTCAAATACTTTACTCTTAATATTTTGTACCTAGTTACAAATGGTATAGGTTGCCAATCTTCATCAAACACACCTATTTGATACCATTGCACATCTGACCTTTTATTAAAAACTTCCATAGAAGTCATCTTGGCACTTGGTATAAACGACATTTTCCACTTTGGGTAAGTGGGTGTCATATCATGGGCAGCTACAATACTAGATAGTAATGCCCACAGTATTACTGGGCGATACATTGTGCTGTTACAACTGCTGTATATGAACCACCAGGAAATGCTGTATTGTTACCACCACCATAAGTAGCAGATGATGTTACTTCAAACCATGTTGTTCCTGCTATAGTCAAAGCATACTGCCTCATAGCACCTGTTGTTGTACTAGCTGCTTGATAACCCGACATATCTGTACTAGATGTTTGTGCAACTGTTACACCACCTGTCCAAGTAACATTATCACTAAGACTTGGGCTTGAACTAAAAGACTCTGGATAACTTATTTGTGCGTAATAAGCATTAGCTAGTGATGTATCAAATCTAACAATAGGTTTTTGTCCACCATCAGCAGGTGTGGTATTTAATGTGTAGGCATTAGGGTTTCCATAATATCCTACAGTATCAGTTGCTACTGTACATCTTGATTGTACTGTACCTGTAATATCTGTATTAGCTTCTACTTTTTTAGGAAACAAAAAAGAACATCCAGTAATTCCTAAGACTAAAAATAGTGTAATTAATTTTTTCATTTGTATTGCTCCTGTATCATTTCGTTGTGTAGTTGTTCTTGTGTTAAACTTCTAAATATTAATCTATTATCCACTATATCTTTGTCTTGTAGTACAACTATTTCTCTATAAACTGTACTTGGTATATTAGCAACATAATAAGAATTTATGTTTGTTGCTATGTTCATGCTTTTTAAAATAGCAGATTGTGTTACTGTGTTAGCTATTGTTAAAGCATTTCCAGAAGATGCTAAAGCTATTTCTAATCTTTCTTCTTCTTCATCTTCTTCCGTACTTTCTTTACTTTCTACTTCTTTGTCGTATAACTCACTATCTGTTTCGTCTGTAGCCTCTGCTACATATTCATCTTCAAGTGCATCATATATTTCTATCTTTGGTATAACTGGTAGTGGTTCAACATAATTAGGACAGTCTGGGTCATTCTGTGGATTTCGACATAAATCCCATCTGTACATATATATAACACTTGCCTCTTCTACACTACCTACACCTGTTGTTTGTATTGCACCTTCGCCAAATTGTTCTATTGGCGTATAAGCTAACGGAATAACTTTTTGTATTTTCATTCCATGCTTACCAGACCAATCATCAGTTTCTTGAAATATGTACCCACCATCTACATTTTCATTTGATATAGTAACTGTAAAATCGTCTACTTGATTTTTAACTGCTGTGTAATTATAAATTACACCACTAATATCTAATCCTTCTTCTGCACTTACACCTAATGTTGGTGTATTCATCTGCCAAGTATTGCCATATATTGCAGCATTACTTGTATATCCAAATGTATAACTAAAAGAATATAAAGGCAGCAGCAACAGTACCCATAATACTAAGGGCTTTATCACGCTTTTCTTGTGCAGTAATCTCATCTTCTTCCTTTGGCATAGGTACTTTATCAGTTCTTACAGCCCATGCGTTTTTAGCTTGGTCGCCTATTAAACCATCAATAGGGCATGGCGTACCTGCATCCATCATTGCAGACCAAACATCTGGGTCTTGACACATTACACTAACTGCTGCAACTTTCATACCAAACACATATAACTTTTGTGCTTTTTTTAACCTTAAACAATTTTCTTCTGTGTATGTTGTACCTACTGATAAACCTAAAATCTGTGTTTGTACTGAACCACTAGAACTAATTGTACATAAATCACTATTATTTCCACTACCAAATTGTGGCGATATAGCACTAGGTGGCGGACTAATTACTTCTGTTTTTTGATTACCATTTGTTGTTACTGTGCTAGTAGACTCTGTAACTATAGGGTCTGCAAATACAGAAAAACAAACAAACAATAATAAATATTT